TGCCATTCTGTGTACGTATTTTTTGCTTTAGTTTTTCCGATTGTACTCATAAATGGAGTTGTAGTCGGGCTTATATTATATATGGCATCAGAGAGCTGTTCTCGGATCCCTATAGTATCGTATGTTAGCATTGTATTTGCCATTGTTTATTTCCTCTATAAAAAGTTTTTGAATACCTCAGTAGCATCAGCAATACTGCCTGATTGCTTGAGGCGTTTTTTCTGTTTTGTAAAGATATCAGTTTTAGCAACCTTATTGCCTTGCTTCGCCATCTTAGGAGCTTTAGCTACCTTTTTTGTAACGCCTGCTTTGGCTTTTTGTATTCTATCATATGCCATGGCTTTTTGTAATACCATAACGTGTCTATGATCGTATACTTGTGCTAGTTCTTGGTCACTGAATCCTATACTTTTTCCGAAGTTCCGAATTTCGCTTTTGATTTGTTCGGCCTTTTTGGGATCAGAAAATTCCTTTACTTTAGAGGTTAACATTTCTGCTTCATGAGCAACTAACTTAGCTTGCTGTTCTGCGGCTTGTTTTTGATGTGCTTGAGCTAATCGTTGCTGCTCTTGCTCAATCAATTGCAATTTTTTATTATTCTCTGTTTTCTCGGCAACTTTAATGCTCCAAGAAATAGGGTCATTTTCTTTTAGTTCATCTAAATCAACCTGTTCGTCGCTATTTTCTAACAACACTTTAACTTGATCTAGTCTTTGAGCATATTGCTCACGTAATTGCATTGCTTCTTGGACAGCATGTGCTTCTGCTTCTACAGCTTTACGCTTTTCGGCTAAAGCTTGAGACTTTTTAGTGTAGTCGTCGCCTTTTTGGTAACCACTTATTAACTCATCAACGGTAACTTCTTTCTCTTCACCGCCTGACTTAACAGTATATGTTACAGGTTCGTCTTCTACTTCTTCTACTTCTTCGTCTTCTGATTCATCATCTTCATCTTCATCAGTTTCAGGGTTATCTTCTTCAAGTTCCTCTACTTCTGACTCGGGTTCTGTTTCTTCCTCAGCTTCCTCAGCATTTTCCTCAATGTTTTCCTGTTCTTCATTAGTTGCCTCTGGTTTATCGTTTGATTCCTCAGCTACTAACATCTCAGTAAAAACATCCTGTGCAGTACGTGGAGTTTCAACTGAATCGGCTGATTCTTGGTTGATTTGCTCGTTCATTTTATTTCTTCCTTTGTAATGATAGATTAACTGTCTATCTCAGCTTTAGTCTAAATAGACCAATAATTTGTGTAATATTTTGTTGTTTATAATCAATAACTTAGAGAGGCCATATTTTGCTCTCGTTGCATATAAGGTCCTAGAGCGTTTTAGCCCATGTTAGCCTACATGCCTACTATATTTTCCATCTTTTGTCTTTAATTTTCTTATCATCTGCTATTGATTGTAAATGAGCCATGATTTCGTTTATTACTTTTACTTTCATGTATGCTATTTCTCTAATCTCTTTATCTTCTACATCGCTGTTGCATATGATGTCAACATTAAGCTTAATTAGCTCATCCATTGCTTCCTTAAAGCTATCATCGTTAAGAATGTTAGCTATTGCGCTTGCTTGTATCATAATAACCCCTGTAATTGTTGATAATCTTTACCTACAGCCTTAACTGTGTGTAATGAGTCTTGTTTTATAGCTTCTAACACGTCTTCAGGTATTTTACCTTGACCTCTCATTCTATCTAGCAATCTAACAACGTCATCTGGTGTATATGTTCCACCACCTTCTTGATATTGGCTGCCATATCTTGCTAAATCTTCAAATACTGTTCTGTTACCTTTAGATATGTTCTCAATACCGTCTATAACTTGTAAGTTCTTTAACTCATGCCATCCTTGTGGCATCTTTTTACCTTTCCACTCACCTGGTTTTAGCGGTATAATGTGATCTACATGATGAGGACGGCCTGTTTTAATAGATTTATCTCTTGCTTCAATATATAAATCATTAATGGCTCTCCATTCTGCTTCCGCAGCTTCATCAAGATCACCAATAAGCCTAGCTGGTGTTCTTTCTAGTTGTAAAGCTCTTCTTGCACCACCTCTTCCAGCGTAACCTGGCTCATAAGTTCTCTTCCATTCCCTTAAAGCTTGTTCATCAGCTACTGTACCGTGATTTTCACCGGTCTCTCTCATTGTTTTATAGATACGCTGTCTTGTGTCTATTAACTCTTGCTGTATATCTTTTGGTAGCTCTTTAAAGTATGGCTGTAATTCTGGCTTTGTAGATGGTATTGCCTTACCTTCTGCATGATACTTAGCTCGTTGATAACGTCTCATCATATCGTTTTCATTATCAGGCAAGCTTGACATTTTAAAACTACCCTTATCGTTCCACATTTGTGGGTGTGTTGATTTTGGATATTTTGCTTTCATTTTATTAAAGAAATCTCTATCTTTTGCTCTAGCTTTTATTATGGTGTCATCATCAGCCATTGCATAACCAGTTTTATTATTATATCTTATACCCTCACGTGTAGTATGATCTGGTAAATTAAAAGATCGAACTTCCTTACCAAGTAACTTTTTTAATGTTCTTTCAGCGTCAACATGATGAGGTGTTTTTATAGTAGATTTACCTGGAGTGTCGTCTCTTGTTAACTGTCTTAACTGGTTAACCTTGTCTTTTGCGGCTCTAATTTCATCATCCGTACCCATTGGAAGCTTTGTCTTTTTGTTAACCCTTTGACCTTTAACCATTATACTATCTGGTATTGCCATTGGTGTTGCTTGTTGCTGCTTACCTTGTAACTGTCTATATGCTTGTCTAAGCTCACCTGTTACTTTATCATTATCACCTAATGTTTTCTGAGCATTAACATAAGCATCTCTTGCAGCATATATTTCTTCATCTGTGCCCATGTTAAAACCAGTCTTACTGTTAACTCTTTGGCCTTTAATAACCTTACTGTCAGGCATTTGAATTTCTTTTAGTGGTCTTCCAATTAAACCCTTTGCTCTTCTTTGGTCTGTGTTTGCAGTATTCCAAGCATCATTCAGCTCTTCTGTCCACTTACCTTCTTTAATCAACTTTCGTTTAAGTCTATTTATTTCATTGAATTTAATACCTGCCGCTTCTATTTCAACATCTGTTCCCATTGGATATCCTGTTTTAGGATTAGTATTTGGCTTACTAGGGATATCCATACTATAACTTACATTATTGTTTTTTTTTTGAGGCTGAATCCATTCGAATGAACCACCAGCTCTACCATTACCTGCGTCTATGTCTTGTCCAGCTCTGTTAATACCGTTACGGATATACTTTAATGTATTCTGTAGTGAGTTGTGATCATTATCAGGTGTATTAGGCACGTTAGTTAATTTACCTACTCGTCCATCATTCATCTCAAATGTAATATGTGAATGACCACTTGGTTGTAGTTCACGTTTAAAGCTACCTTCTTTGATGTCTAAGCCTTTAAAGTACTTACGGTATTCTTTATTATTTGGATTAGATAAAGCTTTATCTAGTATCTTAGGAAACTTATTAGACTCTGATACTGCATTACCATTAGCTTTAAACAACTCATTAAGTCTAGCATCTAATACATCGTTAGGATATATGTCAGTACTTAAAGCTTCTTTGTTGTATTGCTCTAGTATATTATTCTTAGCAATGTCATCAGCAGTTAACTGCGTACGATCAGCTGTAGCTCTTGCAAGCATCTCACCAGGATCTCTATTGTACATTGTAGTACCAGAGTTATCTGCGAATATAGATAAACCTCTATCATACTCATCAGGTGATTTATATATCTTGTTTTCATTTTTCATTAAAGCATGCATTGCTGACTTACGCTTGTTAGCGTTAAATAGCTCAGGCCTTGCAAATTCCATAAAGCCTTTGTAATCATCATCAGTCATAACTACACCATCAGCACGCTTTGTTTTCTTAGCAACTAAATCATCAAACATCTTGTTAAACTCTTCAGTTTGTCTATTGATTTCATCAAATTCACGTATTATACTCTTTTCTGAATATCTGCCAGGATTAGATCCTGTTGCCCAGTTCTGCTCTGCGCCTTGTATAACATGTTGACCTTCGTGTGCTAGTATATCATTAAGATCTTGCTTAGGTAATTTTTTATTTACTCTTATTTCAGCAATACCATTACCTTTATTAGTAGTTTGACCAGTTACATTTTTAGGTAGGTTCTTAGGTATATCACCTGTCTGCAACATCTCATCAATCACACCATATGATTGTAATGATTTGTTATCAATTGAATTCTTCTTTAATCTGTTTGTTAAAGGTTTAGTTAGTTTAATCTCACCTGTTGGTACTTCTTGCTTGATGACACCATCTATATCTAAGAATGTAGGATTACCTGACTTAGCTGTTTCTTTCCATAACTTATCTTCTACAGCGTTAGGTGAGAATGATTTAGCTTTCTTTCTTTGTGCTATAATCTTTTTTGCTGCTTTCTTATCAATAGCTTTTTTAAACTTAGCTGCACCGTCTGCATCCCATAATTTAGACTTAGGTCCAATGACCATAGCAGGATCTTGAGTCATACCTAATAACTGGTCAATACCTTTAGATAATCCCATGCCTCTCTCAGCTTTAATACCTGTGCCAACTGTATCAGCTACAGCATTACCAACTACCTTAGCTGCTTTACCTAGTCCTGCAACAGTNGGAACTGGAGCAATCATCTCGCCTAATAATAAACCTATATCACCTTGTTCTACTTGATCTCCATACCAAGTATCTTTAAGCTTATCTTTGATGTAATCTCTTTGGCCTTCACTGTTAGGCATAAGAGTATCGTTAGTATCATATATGTTAGCAATCTCTTCTAATGCACCAACATGGTTCTCTGTTGGTCTACCTAACACATCACGTGTTGCACCTGATCTATATAATCCTTTACCTAAAGCTTCTAAGTCACCGAAGAATCCTGTTGCACCAGTAAATAAACCAGCAGGTATAGATGCTACATTAGCAATACCTTTATCTCTTCTTGCTTTAGATGCAATGATGCCTTGCTCTAGTAATCTATCTAGTTTATCCTGTGATAAAGCACGGCGCTCATTTGCTTTAGCTGATATATCATCAAATAAACTAGCCATTGATCTTAGCAATCTTGTCTACAGCGTTAATCATCTCTTTCATATCATTAGTGTTAGCTGAATCAGCTTGTGCTTCTTCTTTTAACTTAAGCTCAATCTCTTTTAATCTTATGTCAGCCTCGAGCTTAGCACGCTCTGTTTCTATTTTAAGTAATTCTTTAGCGCTGTCAATCTGTTGCTGCTGCTTATCTAATGCTAACTGTTGTTGCTCTTGCTCTATCTTTGCTTGTAGCTCTTGCATCTTTAACTGTTGTGTAGCCATATCAGTGTTAGCTTTCATCTGTGCTTTCTCACGTTCTGCATTTGCTATTGCTTCTGCTGCTTTTACTTCAGGTGGAGTCTTGTCTTGTTGTGCATCTTGCTGCATTAACTGTTGTAATGACTGCTCATCTATTTCATTTAAGAACTGTGCGTCATCTTTGTAACCAGATGCATTTATAAATTTAGCTAATGTTTCTCTGTATTGTTTTAGATTAACTAATGGGTTAGCTAGACCATACTGCATAAGTATCTGCTCTTGTTTAGCTAATACCATTTGTAGCATAGCAATCTTCTCATCACCTGTTCCGTTACCAAGACCAACGTTAATGTTAACTGAATACATATTGTCCCACTCACGTGGATCTATGTTCATTGGTTTACCGTTAATAGCTAATGCTCTTGGCTCGTCCTGATACTTACATACTAAATGTAATAAGCCTTGCATAAGGTTTTTAATACCAGTGTCAGCAAATACTCTTGCCATTAACTCTAGCTTGCCTTGTGATTGAGCTGTCATGGTTGCTACAGCTGTTGCACTTACATTCTGTAATACATTAGCATCAAGACCTTGGTTCATGTCTGACACACCAGTTCTCTTAGCTTGTACACCATCTAAATACTCAAGCATTGGAAATGATTGACCAGCGGATGATTGAACTGTCATTGGTACGATAGCATTAGGGTTCTTCATTCTAATGATACCACCAGCAGTTGAGTTAAGTAAGTCATCTAAGTTTACTTGTCCTTCTACTGCGCCAACTCTACTATTGTTTGTTAGATATAAATTGTCAAGCATCTGACGTGTGATTGTAGACTTGATGAACTGTAAGTCCATAGTTCTATCAGCTAATGATTGACCGTAGAATTCATGTGGTACAGGAAATGGACATAAAGAGTAGAATGGTACATAATCTATCTCTTCGTCTGATAGGATAGTCTTACTTGCATAACATATTCTATGTTTCTTAGCTAATCCGTCTTCATCACCTATGTCTATATAACACTCATACATAGCAATAAGATCTTGTGTCTTATCAGCATTAGTAGAATCAAATCCGTTAAATCCTGATACACTGTCTACAGTGTGTATACTTGTCTCATCATCAGTGTTAAGTTCATCCACTAAATCTTTATCATAACCCATTGCTACTAGCTCTGCCCTTGTTAGCATTTTACGCTGCGCTACAAACCTAGCATTATTAATACAATCACTGTGTCTATCTATAATAAACTCATGTGATGGTACGTTTTCTATTTTAACTCTACTATTGTTAACTGTAGTACGTATCTTAACATTGTAAACATATATAGGCTCAGGTATATCTTGGTGTAATGATCCAACTTCGTTAGTCATCTGAGCTTTATTGTCAACAGTATCTAACGGTATCTCAATGGTTTCTTGTGACAGTATTTCTACTGTATCATCTTGTGTTAGCTCTGTTAATTCATCTTGTGATAAACCTTCATATGTTTCTTCGTTAACATCTTTGTCATCGTTCCAATATGCTTTAACAATACCTACCTTTTGTGTGAGTGCATCCCACATCCAGTTGTGTAGTATAATAGCACCAGGATTATCTTTGTTAAATATGTGATTAACATATTGTGTTACATTCTCCGCTACTGTCGCGTCTCCATCGTTTTGTGGTGTGAATTCTACTACATCCATAGACTGAGTAAACACTTTCATCAACTGCGGCAGCGCGCCGTCAACAGCTTCTGCTACCTCACCAGTCACAATAGATGATTTACCTGATACTTCATTGCCATATGGTTGGCGAAGGTAGTAATCCATTGCTTTCTTTCTATCTGCATTGACTTCATTTTCAACGTAATTTAATGCGTCGTCAATGTTATCATCTAATAGATTTTTTATTTCTTCTTCAGTCATCCTGGTATATATTCCTAAGTTATTGATATGTAATTAACTATTCCTAAAAGATATATAGTTAAGTGCAGTGAAATTCATAGCTATTAGAGCCTTATCCTTCCACATAAATGATATGTATATCCATCCTATTGTAGGTAATACTGCAATGAATAGATTAAGTGGGTATATATTAGCTGCAGTCAGTATCATACTAAGTATAATAAGCACAGAACTAACCCATTTTATAGTGTTTAACATCTCCTGTCTCCTACATATATTGATTCTTGTAACTCTCTCCATTAAATGTTGTATCAAATGGTTTATTCCAGTCTGATCTTGTGTTATTACCTGTATCTAGACCTATCATTAGGTATCTAAACGCATCAGCAGCATGACTTGACCAATCGTGTAATGGTTTCTCTTGATAGACGTTAAGCTTCTCATTGAATACTCTACGATAATTGCG